GATTTAAACTCTAGTAGTTTCCATCCATTACCTTCAGCGGCTCTATCTCGCAACCCTCTAAAATGATTGTTGCCTTTGGGCGTACCCATAGCAACGCAGAAACCTAGTCGGTCTGTCAACGCAGGTCGGATGATGTCACTGAAGACAGATGGATTGATGTTACCTACTTCGTCAATAACTGCACCATCAAGGTAAATACCACGAAGTGAGTCTGGGTTATCTGCACCGTAAAGTGAGATACGTCTACCCATAAAGTCTACACGAAGTTCGGCAATGTTTACTTTAGCACCTAAAGGTCTTGTATAGTTTACAAGATAGTCCCATGCAATACGTTTAGATTGATTATATGTAGGAGCTACATATGCGTATCTAGGTTCTTTTTTTGTGCACATAAGAGCAGAATGTATAAGCTGATTAATAGCAGATACAGTTTTACCCATACGTCTATGTGCTACCACTACTACAAAACGATTATCTTTTACAGCATTGTGTATAAGTTTTTGGGGTACTCGTGGTCTATACCCAGTATCTAAAGTTTTTTGCGACTCCATATAGGGTCATCGCCTCCTTGTTGTTTTTTAACTGCTGTTTATTATTTATTTAATAAACTTTTGTAATACATCATTTCAATTAATTTTGGGTCTATATAATTTTGTTGCATTGTCATACTAGGATTTAATAAATTTTGTTTGTATTGGTTTGCTGTTTGACCTTGACCTGAAATAGGTGGTGTCATATTGCGTCTCATTTCATCTATCATCTCTGGAGTCATTTTCATAGGCTCTGGCATTGCTCCTATTTGTGGGGACAATAGACCTTGAAGTGTTTGGTTTTTATTTTCTTCTTGTGCCATCTTGCGTGCTATTAACTCTTGTTGAGTTGGTTGCCCGCCTGTCATAGCGTTTACTAAATAATCTAAGAAGTTCATAATTTATTTTCCTTGTTTATTTCTTTTTATTGCGTGAGCTAATATTTTTAGCTTTTGCTTTTGCATCTGCTTTAGATGATGCACCCCAAGCCTTTAAAGATAAGAGTAATCTTGTAGGCTCACCGTTAGGTTTGCGTTCTGGTCCTGCGTTGTTACCCATACGAGCTAGGAAAGATGCACGTCTAGGATTGTCCCCTGACTTGACTGGTGCTTTTAGAGTGCCACCTGTTTCAGCTTTGTAAGAGGCACGACCTTTAGCGTTAAGTCCGCCCTTAGGGTTTTTTCCTTCTTTCTTTTGCCAAGCTGCACTCATTTCTTTTTAGCTGTCTTAGCTGCTTCTTTAAAGTTCATAGCTGTAGGTGCTCCTTTAGAGCCTACCTTACGCATCTTCTCACCAGAGCCTGCAGCGATACGTTTACGTTTAGCATTGATGTTGGCGTATAGTCCAGTTTTAGTAGCCATTTTTCATGCCCTTCTTTGCAGGCTTAGCAACTACTTTTTTACCTGATTTCTTAGCATAAGACTTAGCTTCTTTCTTACCTTTTTCTGTGTAAGCAAACTTCATTTTTCCGACCATTGGCATAACGTTCTCCTATAAAAAATTTGGGTACTGGCGTTTCAAATAACTGTTGTAATCATACCATACAAAATAAGGGGTGGGGGGCTAGTCTATTCCCGTTACAATCTTTACTTCTATTGGTGTACCATCTGCATTACCACTAATCTCATGCTGTGTAGACTCTTTCCACTTAGCTCTAGACTTAAGCCAGAATATCATAGCAGTCGTGTTGCCTTCCTTAGCTTGCTTAAAGAGTGTCTCTGCTACAGATGCGTTAGCTTCAATACGACCTTTGTCAAGCTCTTCTTTATAATACTTGACAAGCGTATCGTGTGATATAGAAAGTACTGTGGCTATATCTTCGTGCCTAGTGCCTACTGTACTTAAGATGTACACTCTGTTTCGGGTGTCGTCTGTTGCAAGGTGCGGGGGTCGTCCCTTTCCTGCCTTATCCTCTACCGCGTCTACAGGGAGGCTCTCTGTCTCACTTAAGTCTACCATAGTATTGACCTCTTTGTCAACAGGGTTATTCGTATCATTCATTCTTATTACCTTAATTAATTAATTATGTCAAGCAATTTATTTTTAATACTATTGAAAAGCTGGCATGCTTTTTGATATCTTACATAATGCCTCTATAAAGCATTATCATTCTTATGTAATGGTTATGTATTACCCATGTATTTATCTTACGTTATAAGCCTATTATGACTGCCTATTATTTAATCAGATGTTAAGTTATAAACTATTTATAAATAATGCTTGACAAGTTTATATATAAGTTTAGTATAACTATTGTAATACTTGACAACATAACAGGAGAACTAGCATGGACATTCAAACAACTTATAAAAAAGACTTAATTTTAAATACTTTAAATAGAGGTAATGAAATGAATCAACAGGCAACCCCTGATATTTTAGTATCAGTCTTTAATATACCGCTAAGAGACGCTAAGGCTATTATTAAACATTATTACAATAATAATATGATATTCTTTTTAACATTCTAATATAGGAGACTTACCATGAAACAATACAACTTAGACAGTGCTATCTATGATTCTTATTATAGGAAAGCAAATGCTATTAATACACTTAACGATAAACAAAGGGAGGCTTTCCTGTCTTTAATAGGGAAAGGTTGCCGTAAGAATACTAAAGAAAAGTTAGCTTTAAGATTGCAAGTGCCTTTGTCCCTATGGAAAAGATATGGCATTTATTCACGCGTTATCTTAACCGATAATGATGTTGAGTATATATGCGGTCAAAGCTGGAACGATGAAATGAGAACTCTTAGAGAGTGCATTTTATAAGCTTTCCCTTTTATAACTACGATTAAATAAGACTTGACAATTAAATAGACTTAATTAAACTATATATACACATTACTAGGAGATTATATTATGAATACAAGATTAAACATGATTTTAAATTCTATTGAGGCTTTAACAATGGTGAATTGGAATCTATTGTTAGAGGATACAGAGTTTAAAAAACTATTCTTACAACTATTCAATGATAAAAACAACGATGACAGGGCGGTTATAAGTCAATCTGTTGAATATGTCAATAACAATTATTAAATAATACTTGACAACATTATAAACTTATATATCATTACTTATACACTACAGGAGATATTAAAATGATTAATTTAAACTTAGTAAAAGAAATATTAAACATGGGAGGGCTTGCATTACCCTATCCTAGATTAAAACGAATATCAATTAATGGGAGCAGAGGAGAGCCTGCAACACCTGAGGCGATTAAATATGCTCAGTCTTATTATAAAACTAAAGACATTATGGATAAAATAGAAAAACTTTATAAAGAAATAGACGACATAGAATATATGTTGACAATCTGTAATGACTTAGCTTATAAAGACTATAAAGAACTATTAAATGATAAAAACAATGAGCTTTTAGAACTAACTCTTTTACATAGCTTTAAACAACATAATATGGAGGCTTTACAATGAATAACTTATTCAAAAACTTTTTAATCTTATTACTAGGCTTTATAAACTTTTATATGTTTTTATTATTAATGTTATCTTACTAAGGAGAAAACCATGAAATTATCAGAGATAAAACAGGCTATCGAATCAGGTCATAACGTGCATTGGGTTCATGATGGTTATGATGTTATAAAAGACAAATATGGGTATCTTATATGTTGTAAGCATAATCAATCGTGCATAGGCTTAACACATAGAGATGAAATAACACTCAATGGTAAAGAATCAGAATTCTATATATCTTAAGGAGACTTGACAATGAATGAAATTACACTATTTAAAAAATTAGTAAGTGAAATAAGCATAAAACATTATAACCAAAAAGAATATGCTGACATAGTAGAGGCAATATATGTAAGTATATTTAAAATTAAGGAGACTATACAATGAAACGAGTCATAATTACACTTGACATTAAATACAATGAACATGAATATTCTAGACCTGATTCATGGAACTTTTCAGAACTATTCGATTGTGATAAAAAATTAGTATCAGTTATAAGTATTCAAGACAAATTACCAACTAAGGAGATTAACCATGTTAGCTAATATCACGTTTAAAGCGTATGAATATAACCGATTAACAAAAAAACATAATGAATCATTATTATTCGAGTTTACTTTACCATTTGCTGATACAGATAAGATTGACAGAATAACCAATGCTATCGAATTAGCTTATGATATTGCCAATCCTCTTTCATGGACTATAGAGATTGACCATGAATACATCTAAAACGCATTTTAAGCACTCTTATACCCTTGAAAAAGTGTATTTAGGGGATAGCTATAAAGTAATAAGTGCCAATGTCTATA